AATTAATTCTCTTTTTGAGGAGGGTCACGAAATAGTTTATTGGACAGCAAGGGGATCATCTTCAGGTAAAGATTGGTCAAGACTAACCAAATCCCAACTGGAGCAGTGGGGCTGTAAATATACACGGCTTGAAACGTTGAAAAAACCCTCATTTGATTTGTTTATTGATGATAAGGCTATTACAATAGAAGAACTTTAATGATTGGTTTTACCGCAGGAACTTTTGACTTTTTACATGCTGGGCATGTTTTAATGCTGGAGGATTGTGCCTCTAAGTGCAATCATTTAATAGTGGGGTTGCACACAAACCCTCACCTAGAAAGACCACATAAAAATCCACCAGTTCAGTCTCTAGTAGAAAGATATATACAATTAAAAGCGGTTAAATTTGTATCAGAAATAATCCCCTATGAAACAGAAAAGGATTTAGCTGATTTATTAAATATTCTTTCTTTTGACATCCGTTTTATTGGCAGGGATTGGGAGGGTAAAAATTTTACGGGAAAGAGGCTAGGTGGAACAAAGCATAAAATTATATATAATAACCGAGATCACTCTTACTCATCCTCAGAGTTAAGAGAAAGAATTAAAAATACAAAATGAAAAAAATACTTATTACAGTTTCCAAAGGTTTTTTGGGACAACATCTAGTAGAAAGATTAAAAGATCACTATGAGTTAATTACTCCAAGTAGTGCGGAATTAAATATGATGGATGTGATTGATCTTCACAATCACCTTTCTCGGTCTAAACCCGATATAATTATTCACCTTGCGGCTGTGTGTGGGGGGATTGGGGCTAATCAAAAATCTCCAGCAGACTTTTTTGTTAAGAACTCCCTAATGAGCTTAAACGTTCTGTCTATGTCTCATCATCATAAAATAAATAAACTAATTACGCTGGGTAGCGTTTGTTCTTATCCCAAGTTTACTGAGGTTCCATTTAAAGAGGAAAACATCTGGAACGGTTACCCCGAAGAAACAAACGCTCCTTACGGAATCGCAAAAAAAAGCTTATTAGTTGGTTGTCAGGCTTATAACGAGCAGTATGGGAGCAATTTTCTTCATTTGATACCCGTTAATATGTATGGAGAATATGATAATTTTGATCCTGACAGTTCACACGTTATTCCTGCCCTTTTTAAAAAACTCATAGAGGCAAAAGAGAATAACTCTCCCTCTGTAGAGGTGTGGGGAGATGGTTCCGCATCGCGAGAATTTTTATATGCAGGTGACTGTGCCAAAGCTATTCACCTTGCCTTGGAAACATACAATTCTCCAGATCCAATTAACATTGGAACGGGAAAAGAAATTTTAATTAAAGATCTTGTTCATGTAATGAGTGAAGTGGTAGGATTTGAAGGAGAGATTATTTTTGACAGTAGCAAACCCAATGGTCAACCACGCCGATGCTTAGATACCTCTAAAGCTGAAAAAGAATTTGATTTTAAAGCAGAAACCTCACTAAAAGAAGGTTTAGAGAAAACATACAACTGGTATATTAATTCATGAAAAAAATATTAGTTACAGGAGTAACAGGTCAAGACGGAAGTTTGATGGTGGATTATCTTCTTAAGAAAACAAAGCACACTATTATTGGAGGAGTAAGAAGACTAAGTGTTGAAAATCATAAAAATATACAACACTTAAAAGATAACCCAAGATTTTTTCTTATTGATTTAGATGTATCTGACCCTCAAAATACCGAAAAAGTTATATCTAAACATAAGCCTGACTATTTTATTAATTTTGCGGCTAATTCTTTTGTAGGCAGTAGTTGGGATATGCCTTTTAATCACATGCAAACTAACTGCATGGCAGTTCTACATCAATTAGAAGCTATTCGTCGCCACGCCCCACATTGCCGTTATTACAACGCAGGAAGCTCTGAGGAGTTTGGAGATGTAATAACAACTCCACAGAACGAAGAACACCCACTGCGCCCCAGAAGCCCCTATGGAGCCTCTAAATGTGCCGCTAGGCACTTGGTGAAGGTATATAGAGACTCATACGATCTCTATGCAGTGCAGGGCTGGCTTTTTAATCATGAAGGAGTTAGGAGGGGAGAAGAGTTTGTTACTAGAAAGATTACTAAAAATGTCGCCCGAATTTTAAAAGACTTTGAACAAGGAAAGCCGATAACCCCACTTCAACTGGGAAATGTAGATGCAAAAAGAGATTGGAGCGATGCTGAAGATTTTGTAAAGGGGGTTTGGCTTATGTTAAATCAAGACAGAGAAAAACCAAAAGATTATGTCCTGTCTTCCGATGAGGCTCACACCATTAGAGAATTTGTGGAAGAAGCTTTTAATTTTGTTGGATTTCATCGGAGTGTGTGCAAATGGACAGGAAAAGGGATTGATGAAAAATATTTTCACGGTAAAAATTGCTTCGTCGAGATTAATAAAGATTTTTATAGGCCAGCAGAAGTAGAATTATTATTGGGAGATTCTAGCAAAGCCCGCGAAGAACTAAACTGGAAACCCAATTCTACTTTTATTCAGCTTGTAAAGAAAATGGTTGACAAAGACACAGCTTCTGTTATTTATCCATAGTGGCGAAGTCTAAAGGACCAAATAAAAGAGAGATTATTTTTCGATTATTGGAAGTTCCCGATAAAGCAAGAAGACCTTTTTTTGCTAGGGAAATGAAGATGCTCAATGACTTATGTGAGCGTTATTCTTTAGAATTTATGGCAATAGTGGACTTTGGGAAAAAGTTCGACTCTCTAGCTTACCTTGTAAGCGAGAAATTAAGAGGCGCTTTAGATCAAAAATTTAGAGCTTTTAATTTTAGGGTTGATTTATCCAAGTATGAAGTCTATCATATCGGAGAGAAGGTGGGGGAAGACAAATCACTCCCCCAAAAAAGAAAAACAGTAAAAGATTTTTTAGATGAGTGATAACGTAGACCCAGAAGACATCCTTAACAATTATTTGAAGGCTCACAAGGATGACCATTATAACTTTGAAGAAACCGTGGAGTATAAAATTTCTAGCGGCTCATTACAGTTAGATCTGTATATGGCTGGAGGGTTTGGACCTGGGTTACATCGCTTCACAGGAGTGAATGAGGGAGGAAAAACCTCAGAGTCATTGCAAGTAATGAAAAATTTTCTTGGGACTCTTGGCAAATCTAGAGGTCTTTACATTAAAGCAGAAGGAAGACTTGGGCCTGAGGTTAAAGAAAGGTCTGGGGTTAAATTTGTTTTTACCGCTGAAGAATGGGTGGATGGGACTTGTTTTGTATTTGAGAGTAATATTTATGAAACCGCCATGGGTCTCATAAGACAACTAATCACGAATAATGACGAGAAGATTAAATATTGTTTTATAGTGGATTCGGTTGATGGTTTAATTCGCAAAGATGACTTTGGTAAAACTTTTGAAGAAAGCAGTAAGGTGGCAGGAGGAGCAGTAATTGCTTCAGATTTCTGTAAGAAAACCAGCACGGCATTAGGAAAGAGAGGACACATGGCTATCTTTATTAGTCAAGTAAGGGCAGACATAAAGCTTGATCCCTATTCTAAAGCTCCTGTGCGACAGACAACAGCAACAGGAGGAAACGCTCTTCTTCACTATGCGAATAATATTATGGAGTTTGAACCTAGATTCAAAGGAGACTTAATTCTGAAGAATCCCACGGTTAAAACAATGGATGCTAAGAAAAACCCAATCATTGGTCATCAAGCAAAGGTAACTATTAAAAAATCTGCCCACGAAAACACCAACACAGCAGTTTCTTATCCAATTCGCTATGGTCGCACGGGAGGCACATCCATATGGGTAGAAAAAGAAGTCGTTGATTTATTGTATGCGTGGGAATTCATAGAAAAAAAAGGAGCATGGATTAAACCCACCGATGAATTTAAAGAACTTCTTGAAGCACAAAAATTAGAGTTCCCCGAGAAAATTCAAGGTGATAACAACTTGTTTAAAACAATCGAAGAGAGTAAAGACTTGTGTCTATTTTTAATAGATTATTTTAAGAAACAGATAGGAGCATGAAGTTTGTTGATGCATACGGCAAAGAAAGAAATTTAAAAAACGCAAAAAAATATTTGATAGATTGGAAAAAGCCCAGCAGAAGTAAATTTCAAACTGCTGTAAAAAAATTCCTATATAAATATTGGAAAAATGACGTTGTTTTTGAAGAGTTTAGAGTTGTAGGAAGTAGACTGAGTTTAGATTTTTATAACGCAAACAAAAAAATTGCCATCGAGGTTCAAGGAGCACAGCACACCAAATTTGTAAAATTTTTTCACAAGAATCGTTTTAAATATTCTGATCAATTAAAAAGAGACGAAAAGAAGCTTGATTTTTGCAAGGCGAACGATATAAAGTTGGCAGAGGTTTATCCTCAAGATGAGATTGTAGCCTCATTATTCAAAAAGCAGGACGTTTATTTATGAATTTAGAAGATGATACAAATGGTGAATTCTCGATTCCCACAGAAATGGTTGATAAACTTTATGAGCTATCAGGTGGCGCTGATAAATATAAAGGTGTTATATTAGCTGTGTCTTCTGAGAACGGAAAACCTCTTATATATTGCAAATTCGATTGTGGCATGACGGAGTTTGCGTTAACTAAAGCTCTTGAGAATCACCTCGGGGGTCCATCTGAACCCATGGAAGAAGGAAAATGATTTATAATTTTGAACTAGAGAAACAGCTTTTAGCTGGCTTAATTAAAGAGCCTGATGCGTTAGCGGAAATTTCTAATTTTATAGGAACTTCTGATTTCTATTCTAAACAAAGCTCCCTTCATTCTACCATTTTCAGAATCATCCAACAGGCTATAGATTCGGGTGATGAGGTTGATGAAGTTATTATTGCTCAAAGAGTTAATGATGTAGGTCTTTCGTTTGAGGATAATCTTAATCCCTCAGATTATATTAAGTCTTTAGCCTTAAGAAAAGTCCCACAAGGAAACACCCTTAAAACAGCTAAGGAATTAAAAAAATATTCAATTAGACGCGAAATTTTAGAGTCTTCTCAGGACATTGCCAAGAAGATGAAAAACATGCCTCCAGAGGCATCTTATCGCGCCATTGTAGAGAGTGCAGACAACGCTTATAACTCTCGGATTAATCTTTATGAGATGGGTAATGACTCACCCGAAAACATTTATGAGGAAATGGAGGGGGTTATTGAAGAGCGCGGAAATAATCCTGTCACTGAGTTTGGAATGATGGGTCCACATCCCAAGGTTAATGAAATCTATGGCTCTCTCCTTCGTCCTGGTAATATTACAGTCATTGTTGCTCGTTCGGGAGTAGGTAAAACAAACTTCTGTATGGATTACACTACTAAAGTGAGCCTTCAATATGATGTTCCCGTATTGCATTTTGACAATGGAGAGATGAGTAAAGAGGAGCTTATAATGAGGCAGTGTGCGGCTCTTTCTGGTGTTTCCATGCACCTCCTTGAAAGTGGTAAGTGGAGACAGGCTGGAGAAAAAGTGGTAGAGAAAGTTCGCTCGGTTTGGCCCAAGATTAAAAGTTTAAAGTTTTATTATTATAATGTTGGAGGTTTGGATGTAGACTCAATGGTCAATACTCTTAAAAGGTTTTATTACGCTAAAGTTGGTCGCGGAAAACCTATGGTCTTTTCCTTTGATTACATTAAGACAACTTCTGAAAATATTGCTAACAAATCAGAGTGGCAGGTGGTAGGAGAAATGGTGGATAAGTTTAAGAAATGTGTGCAAAAGGAGATTTTACATGATGGCAATCCTATTATACCAATGATTACTTCGGTTCAGTCCAACAGGTATGGTATAACCAATAACAGAACATCCCAAAATATTGTGGATGATGAATCTATTGTTTCTCTTTCGGACCGCATCACTCAGTTTTGCTCTCACATGTTCATCTTAAGAAACAAGACAACCGATGAAATAGAGACTGAGGGAGGAAGGTTTGGATCGCATAAATTAATTAATGTTAAATCTCGTCACTTAGGAAGTGATATCGCAGGAGCCATTGAACCAGTAAGAATTGGAGATGCTCTCCGCAAGAATGCTATTAATTTAGATTTTAATAATTTTAATATCACAGAAAGGGGAGATTTAAGAGATATAGCCCGAATGCTTGATGGAGAGGAGGAATTAGATAATGATGGAATCCAAG